TGTATGGGTCAGCTATGAATCCATGGAACCATTTTCTAACATGTTAGCTGCTATAGCTGATATGGGTGACAATCAAAGAATGATGGGCGATCAATGGGTAGAGAAAGGTTTATTAGCACACTCTTTAATTATAGCTAAAGGATTAGTTACTAAAACATATCTACAAGGTATCAATCAACTAGTAGATTTATTTGGTAACAACCCTAAATCTATGCAGAAAATAGCTGCATCATTAGCTAATAATACTGTACCACTTGCTGGTTTAAGAAATGAATTAGGTCGTGTTATCACTCCATATCAAAGAGAACTTGATTCTGGATTCTGGGATAGTATAAGAAATAGAAATTTATTCATGGAGCAAGTAGCAGGTGAAGATGAATTACCTATTAAATATGATATATTAAATGGTCAGCCGATTAAAAATTGGAATCCAGCTACTAGGATGTTCAATGCTATTAGTCCTATACAGTTAAATTTCGATCAATCACCCGGTAGACAGCTATTAATACAAAGTAATTATCCTCTACGTACTACTGCTATGAGTTCACCTAATGGTATTAGCTTGGCGAATTCGCCTTCAGTACGTTCTAAATATCAGAAAGCATTAGGTGATCAAGACTTGGAATTACAGCTAGCTAAGTTAGCACAGAACCCAGAAGTAATAGAATCTTTAGCTAGAATGGAAGAAGATATCAGAACAGGTAGGCATAAGAGACCACCTGGTATATCTCCTATGAGTTACACACATAATATATTAATTCAAGCTTTAATGAAACGTGCTCAATCTAGGGCATGGGCATCAATTCAAACTGATCCTAATGTTATAGCTCTGGTACAAGCACAGAAGAAAGAAGATGCAGCGAAATATAATAGAAATAAAAATCCATCCCTAAGCCGACAACAACACAACGAAGCTGGTGCTTTATTAAACATTTACAAATAAAATTTTATGGCATACGTTATTGAGAATACTTATACAGGAGACGGATCTACCGTACTGTTTTCCTTCACATTTCCATATTTAGAAAAAACTGATGTTAAAGTATCTATTGATCAAGTAGATACGACTGCCTTCACGTTTGCCAATGCAACTCAAATACAATTAAATAGTGCTTCGGGAACAAGTAGCAAAACAATTAGAATCTATCGTGATACAAATATTGATAGTCTAAAGTCTGAATTCTTCTCTGGATCAGCTATTAGATCTCAAGATTTGAACGAAGACTTTTTCCAAACACTTTATTCAGGACAAGAATCAGAAGCTGCTGTTGAACTTAAATGGAATAAAACAACTGAGACATTAGATAGTACAGAAGCTTTTACAGATAGTAATAATCATCTGATGACAGCTGCTGCTATTGATGATAGAATTAATGCTAATGTAGCAGTACAACCACTTGCTAATGGTAAGATTTTAGCAGGTAATGGTAGCGGTGTAGCAGCTGCAGTTACCCCTTCAGGGGATGTAACCATGGCTAATACAGGTGCATTCACTATAGCTAATGGTTCAGTAGAACATGATATGTTAGCAGGTGATGCTGTAGATGGAGATAATATCGGAAATGATGTTGTTAACTCTGAGCATATAGCCGCAGGTGCTATTGATCTTGAGCATATGTCTTCTGCTTCAGTAGATTCAGATAACATTGTAAATGATTCTATTGTTAATGCTGATATAAATTCAAGTGCAGCAATTGCACATAGTAAACTAGCTAATTTAACTAGTGCTCAAGTAATTGTAGGAAGTGGGTCAAATGTTCCTACAGGTGTAGCTATATCAGGTGATGTAACTTTAGCTAATACAGGTGCTGTTACCATAGCAAATGATGCTGTGGAACAAGCTATGATAGCTGACGACGCAGTAGGTGCTGATCAGTTAGCTGCAGATGCTGTAGTAAATGCCTCATTAGCATCTGGTGCTGCTGTTGAATTTACTAAGTTAGAGGACTTAGATAGTACAAAAATATTAGTTGGTAATGGCAGTAATAAAGCTACTGAAGTTTCCATGTCTGGAGACGCTACTATAGCAACAACAGGTGCGGTAACTCTTGCAAATGATTCAGTTGAAATAGGAATGATAGGTTGTGAACAGACAACCATAACAGATAGTGACTCTCATCTTCCAACTTCTGGAGCTGTTGTAGATTATGTAGCAGCACAGATAGCACCTATTGGTGGTTTAGAAGTTATAGCAGATGATGAATCATTCCCTAATACAATCCCAGCTGCTGGTGTTGTAATTAGTATAGCTGACGCAGCTGGTTTACAAGTTAATTCTAGTGGTGTCTCTACTAATGGTGATACACTCGATAATTCAACTGTAACAATTAATAACTTTCCTACTGAATTAAGAGGTGGAGAAGGTACTAATGCTGATCCATATGTATTTGCATCTGGTGCTGGTTTGATGGTTACATCTACTGGATCAGGTCAGGTTTATAATTATCATCAAGCACTAATAAGGGAAGCAGACTTTGTACGCTTATCAGCTGATATTGATGACTTTAACCAAAGATATCGTGTAGCTGCTGCAGCGTCTGGTGTAAGAACAGGTGTTTGTGGAGCTAATGGGACAGGTTCAGGTTCATATCCTTGTGATGGTGATATGTATTGGAACACAGCTGCTGATAAGATGTATGTCTATGATAAAGCAGGTGATAGTGGTACAAGTAACTCAGATATAGATAATGCTTGGAGTGAAGTAAGTTCTGTAGGTGAATTCAAACTGCTTGAGTTAAAAGATGCAGCTGATGATAGTTCTCCTACTTATGATGGTGGAAACGCTAGATCTTATAATCTGAAACTACTAGGTACATCAACTGCAGCTAGTGTTACAAATGCTGCTCAGTTATTAATTAGTGTAAACGGTGTAATACAGAAAGCTAATTCAGGTACTTCTGTATCAGGATCAGGTGGAGATGAAGGATTCTGTCGGGTAGATGCAGATACTATAATGTTTGCTACTGCACCTTCTAGTGGTTCTTCAGTCTTTATAGTACAAATTGGAGCTTCAACTGATCTTCAAGTACCAGCTGATGATAGTGTATCTCAAACTAAAATACAAAATGGTGCAGTAGATACTGCTCAATTAGCTGCAGATGCTGTAGATGGTACAAGAATTGAAGATGATGCTGTAAACTCAGAACATATAGCAGCTGGAGCAGTAGATCTAGAACATATGTCTTCTCAATCCGTTGATGAAGATAATCTTTATATAGATAACGCTGGTTCTAACGGACAATTTCTATCAAAACAAACAGGTGGAACTGGTGGTTTATTATGGGCTACTCCCACTGATACCAATACTAACGTCTTAGCAGGTGGAACTATAACTGGTGATGTTATCTTTGATAATAGTACCCATGCTAGTGCTGATTTGACATGGGATGAATCAGATAAAGCTTTAGAGTTTAGGGATGATGTTAAAGCTGTATTTGGTGATGGAACAGATATTGAATTATATCATTCTGGAGGTCATGGTTATTTAAAAAATAATACAGGTACTTTTGTAATTAATGCAGATACTATTCGTATCAATAATAATGCTAATAATGAGAATATTATTTCATCAGATGCAGATGGAGCAGTAAAACTTTATTATAATAATGTATCTGAAATTGAAACCAAATCAGGTGGTGTAAAACTAAACGGACACTCTGAATGTGCTGTTAATGCTTTAGGTAATACTGCCAGTAATCCAACATTTGATTTCACTGTTGCTAACTATATTACTATGACACTTACTGGTAATGTTGTTGTACAGAACCCAACAACAGAATCCGTTGGGCAGTCGGGGTCGATAATAATTACGCAGGATGGTACTGGGTCGAGAACTTGTGGCTGGTCTAACCAGTTTAAATGGACTGGTGGAACTGCACCTACTCTTACTACTACAGCATCAGCTGTTGACCGTATTGATTATCTTGTAGTAGCTGCAGACCAGATACATTGTGTAGCTAGTTTAGATGTGAAGTGATATGTTTGAAACTATGACACGAATGGGCTCCAGTGGTGTTACTGAAGCCTATGAAATCGACAGATCCTTAAGGTTTGAAGGATTAAAAGGTGGTACGGCTGCTGGACAATTAGATAGAGATATTCAAGCTGGTGGAAACGCACTGAAATGGACTTTTGCCGTTTGGTTTAAAATAACTCAACAAGGAACAGTATCAGGTAATTCCACAAAGCATTTCATCGGTCCATATAGAGGTGGAGACGGTTCTAATGAATCAGTAATGGGTCTTGACTCAAGTGACCGCTTTTATATGCAAGATTCCAGTAATAGCAGATGCAGTCTTATTTCTGATAGAAGGTTTAGAGATCCATCTGCTTGGATGCACTTAGTAGTAGCTGTTGATACCACTCAAGGAACAGCAGCAAATAGAATAAAGGTATATTTTAACGGTATTCAAGAAACTGAATGGACTACAGAAACTTATCCTGATGAAGATGAAGAAATGGGATGGAATAAAGAGCAATTACATGCTATAGGACGTTACGCATACCCCGGACCTACTTCTGGCGCAAACACTAGATGGCATGGGTATATGGCAGATATGTATTGGATTGATAATCAACAGTTAACTCCGACTTCTTTTGGTAAAACAGATCCAGATACAGGTGAATTCATCCCGATAGAATATCAAGGAACATATGGAACAACAGGGTTCTATCTTGATTTCTCAGACAATTCAGATACTACATCATCAACATTAGGAAAAGATCGTTCTGGTAATGATAATGACTGGACTCCTGCTAATTTCTCAGTTGCAGCAGGTACAGGTTGTGACTCAATGACAGATACACCTACAAATAATTTTTGCACTTTAAATAACATAGAAGGTGGTTATGGAACTGCAACTTATAATAACGCTAGTTTAGAAGTATCAGCTAGTGCTGCATGGGTTCCTATGAGAGGGACAATGGCTGTTACGTCTGGAAAATATTACTGGGAAGTTTATGGTGCAGATGGGAATACTTTTATTGGTGTAGCTCCTATTAATACAGATCTTATAACAATCAATCCCATGCTGAGAGATGGTGTTATTGTTTATTATGGATCAGATGGAAAGAAAAGAATTGATGGAACATTTACCACATACGGAAATGCTTATGGGAACACTAATGTTATAGGTGTTGCTTTAGATGTTGATAATGGAAAGTTATATTTTGCAGAAGATAATACTTGGCAAGATAGTGGAGATCCTACAAGTGGAGCTTCAGGAACAGGTGCTATAAGTTTATCTGCTGCTACTGGTTTAGTTGGTAATCCAATCATACCTTTCTTCTGTAAAAATGGAACCCAATTCCAAGTGAATTTTGGTCAGAGAGCATTCACTCATACTCCTCCTACAGGATATCAAACTTTATGTGCTGCAAACTTACCTGAACCAACCATTAAAAATGGTAGTGATTTTTTTAAGACTATTCTTTATACTGGTAACGATTCAGATGATCGAGATATAACAGGTGTAGGTTTTCAACCTGATTTATTACATCTTTCAAACAGAGATGGAGCTGATTGGCGTTTTATACAAGACTCCGTAAGAGGAGCAAATAAAGCTCTATTTACTAATAATGCTAATGCTGAATCTACCGATAATGATAACGGACATGTTAATTCTTTCAATGCAGATGGTTTTAATGTTACAGCTGGTGATTCAGGAAATACAAACGAAAATAACGAAGATTATGTAGCTTGGAACTGGAAGGCTGGTACATCGTTTAGTAATGATGCATCTGCAACAAGTATAGGTACTATTGATAGTTCTGGTTCTGTAAATCACACATCAGGTTTGTCTATTGTTAGTTATACAGGCTCAGGTTCTAGCGGAACAATAAAGCATGGTTTAAATGTGGAGCCAGAAGTTATCATAGTCAAAAATCGTGATGTAGAAGATGGTTGGCAAATGTACCATCACGTAGTGGGTGCAACACATACTGCACAAATGGATGGAGCAGGGATATTTGAAGATACTGACGCTGTTTGGAATGATACTGCACCTAATGGAAGTGTCTTCTCTGTAAACAATGATGATAAATCCAATGCAAGTACTGAGAAGTATATTGCCTATGTATTCTCAGAGGTAGAAGGTTATAGTAAGTTTGGTACCTACGAAGGTGGTGGTAGTACAGACGGACCATTCGTTTATACAGGATTCAGACCTGCTTATTTACTTTTAAAAAGAACAGAAACTACACCGAATGCTTATTGGAATATCTTTGATAGTGCTAGAGACCCATATAATTCTGGAGTAACAGCAGATTTCAAAAGGTTGTTATGGCATTCTGAAGGAGCTGAAGCTACAAATCATGCAAACTATACGCCTCCTGATCTTTTATCAAATGGTTTTAAACTTAGGCATGGTGGCGCTGATAAAAACTATGCTGGAAAAACATTCATATTTTTAGCTTTTGCCGAATGTCCTTTCAAATACGCTAATGCACGATGACATCAAAATTTATTCTAGACGGAAAAACACTACCACTTGATAAAGCTTTCACATCAAGAGGTTATAAATACCCAGCGAATTGGCTAAGGCTAACAACACTGGAAGAAAAAAAGGCAATTGGAATTACGGAGGAACCTGATTAATGGCATTAACACAAATAAAAGCCGACGGTATAGCAGATGATGCTGTAACATTAGCTAAACAAGCAGCTGGTACTGATGGCCAAATAATAACATATGATGCATCTGGTAACCCTACAGCAGTAGGGCCAGGTTCAGATGGACAAGTATTAACATCAACAGGAGCTGGTTCTCCTCCAGCTTTTGAAGCAATACCTGCAACAGATACATCTGCTCATGTTACTGTTACAGACAATGAAGCAACAAATGAAAATAATCTTATAACATTTGTAGAGAATGCTCAAGATTCAACAGGTAGTCATGGATTAGAGATGGATGGTAATTTCCATTATAATCCAAGTACAGGAACATGTAGTGCAACTGCATTCTCAGCAACAAATGTCACTGCTACTGGTACTGTGGTTGCTAATGATGATGTAAATATAACCGCTGCTAGTTCTAATTTACTATTTGGCTCAACAAATAAAGTAATATGGGATAGTGATGATAGTGATACAAATAAAATCACTTTAAAAGCAACTACAACATTAACTAAAGATAGTGATTATGTATTACCAGAAGATGGTGCAGCTAATACATTCTTAAAAACGAATGGATCTGGTGCTTTATCATGGGCTGCAGCAGGTGGTGGTGCCGCTACTAATTTAATCCAAAATGGTGCTATGAACGTGGCACAAAGAGCTACTTCAAGTACAGCTGGTGGCTATAAAGTTATGGATAGATGGCAGTTAAATGATAATAATACAAATGTAACTATTACTCAATCTCAACATGCCCTAACTTCTGGGGATACTGGTCCTTGGGCTAAAGGTTTTAGAAATTCATATTCTGTAGCTTTAAGTGCAGCAGGTAATAGTTTATCTGCCGCAAGTTATTGTAAATTAAAATATATGGTAGAAGCACAGGATGTAGCGTGTTCTGGTTGGGACTATACATCTGCTTCTAGTTATGTAACATTATCTTTCTGGTTTAAATGTAGTACAAACCAAACTTTCCATGGCAGGTTGGAGACTAATGATGGTACTGCACAGAATTATCCATTTAGTTTTACAGCATCAGGTAATAATACTTGGACAAAGATAACTAAAACAATCCCAGGACATGCAAACCTTACTATTAATAATGATAATGGAGTAGGTCTTGGATTAAATTTCTCGTTATTTAGTGGAACAGATAGAACAGGTAGTGTAAGCCTCAACACTTGGGCAGCATATTCTAGTGCAACTAGATATCCAGATGATGCTAATACATGGATAACAGCAGGAGCTTCTACATTTGAGATCACAGGTGTTCAGTTAGAAGTAGGAAGCACTGCTTCTGAGTTTGCTTTTAAACCGTATGCTGAAGATTTAAGAGATTGTCAACGTTATTACTGGAAATGGGATCATGATAACTCAACAGATCCTTACTTTTTGATCTTTGCTTATCATGCAAGCTACAGCTTCCCTGGAAAAGTATTTGACTTCCCAGTAGTAATGAGGTCTAAACCTACAGGTGCAATGTCTGGAGGTTGGAAGACATGGAACTCTGCAACTTCTGGTCAGCAAACTTTATCTAATTTAAATTTTGCTAATAATACTAGGCATAGTGCCCACGCTACATACTGGCAAAATGATGGAAGTAATTGGTCTCAAGGTGATGCTGGTATAGTCGGAGCTGTTGATGCTGATTGTATATGTACATTTGATGCGGAGCTTTAATTATGGCAATTTATAGAAAAGTAAGACTTAAAGGCGGTGATTCTGCGACAAGTCCTAATTCAATAGAATTAAAACCTGATAATATAGTGAATCGTAATGCTTATTCTTTATGGATTCCAAAAGATACTGATAATAGACATTGGATAGCATATCAAGAATGGCTTGCTGCAGGCAATACACCTGATGAACCTGCATGATAAATATACCTAGTGCTAGGATACCCAAGGCATTAGATATACCTCAGATATACTTCAGACCGCCTACAGCGGACGTTCCTGCCTATAAACCTATGATCGTACCCCCAGCCGATTTGGAGCGTCCTGAAGAGACTGAGGCGGAAGAAACAACAGAAGAGCCAGAAGCTCCTACTTTAAAGATTCCTGTTATTGATATTAAGATGCCAATACCGGAAACTGCAGTAGTAGTGACGGCTGTAACCACAGCTGTCATAGCAGTGACAACAACCACTATTACTCAATCTTTATTTGAACCTATTAAAAAGAAAGTACAGAAACAACTGCAAGCTAAAGTTAACAAATGGAAGGAAAACAGGAAGAAAAAAAAGGACTCCTTGGAAAGCTGAAAGATGCTGCTGAGGACCAAGAACACCAAATCCAGATTCTCGGTACATTCGTCCGACTAGGTGTTGTAGTTTGGTCTGGATTTATTATAACTTTAAATTACATAGATATCCCAGTAGTTAAGAAATCTGGTAACTCAGATATCACGTTCGTGGCTAGTGTGTTTACTGGTGCACTGGCTACTTTTGGCTTGTCTACTGGTAATCATAAAGATAAAGGTAAACTTAATTGTCCAATGGCTAAGAAAAAGGAAGAATGAACAAATGGCTTTTACTCTTCCTACTAGTATCCCCCTCGGTAGCAAGAGCCGAGTTAGTCACGCCTCAGTTCACCCAAGGCTCGATGAACTCAACAACAACAACGACCCAAGAAATAGTGGAGGAAATAACCACCACAACCTATGGGTCCGCATTAAACACCTGGGATGGGAACAATATCACTCATACTTCAGCAACATCTGGAGGAATAGTGGATTCAGATTCCGTCTTTACAATTCACACGGTTGGCGATCCCTTTACGTTAGAAATAACAACAAGAGCAGCCAGTCAAGTGCTGTCCGTAACAGAGATAGAAAGAGAAATCGACACTACCTCCACTACGGTCTCATTATCAGTATTCTCGCAATAGGAGTTCCAACATATGCTGAAGAGGGAGAAACCAACAATACTTCAAACCCTGTGGCAGCGGCTACAGGAAACGTTACAAATCAAGCCGTCCAGTTCCAAAATAATGGAGCCCCTTCGCGTCAGGTATACGGACCAAACATAAGTTGTAACGGATCAACAATGACGTTCTCCCCATTCTATATGGGGAACCATACTACACCATTTGATGATGAAATGAGTCAACAGAGCTACACTGTAGCAGAAAACTGGGGATTCCAAGTAAATTTTATGGTGCCTCTTGATAAAAGAGGATTAGAACAGTGCAGACAGATGGCAGCACGTCAGGAAGAGAAGATGAAGCTTAACTATGAACTTGTACGGATCGATAACTGTGCAAAACTTCAACAGAAAGGCTTTATGTTACTTCCTGGTTCACGTGTTTACCATTTGTGTAGTGATGTAATTCCTATTACTGCATTTAAAAAAGCAGAACAAAAGGTTCTTGAATGTAAAGAACCACCAAAGCCTTGGTATAAACCTTGGCATAAACCTAATAAATGCCCCCTAAAACAATGATCGTATTAATCAAGCCCATTCTTTTCGCCTTCTTGAAGTCAGATTCAGTTAAGAAGCTAGTAGTAGACCTATTAGAAGCATATGTTGCTAGAACTGACAACAAACTAGACGATCAAGCACTTAAAATTGTAAAAGAAAAACTATTTAGTTAATATGGGAATATTTTACCCAGTTCGTGTACAGAAGAATGACCCTAACAAAGGTCGAGCACCCTTTGATGATAAAGGTAATGACAACTCTGTACCAGTCCCAGGTCATCCTGATTGGGCTAAGAACAAGAAAAATAAAGGTGTACAAACTGCCTTTAATAAGCATTCGCCTAAAAAGATAAAACATGGCTAAAGCTACAGAACAACAGTTCAATGAGTTACATAACCTCGTCACCAATGAATTCCTTAAACGGGTCAAAGGTGGTGAGGCTACTACTCAGGACTTAAAAGCAGCCTGTGATTGGCTTAAAATAAATGATATTAGTGGTGTTGCTTACGATGGAAACCCATTAGATAAGTTAAACCGTATAATGCCTAAAGTAGACCCTGAACTGGTTAAACGGAGGATGTATGGCAAAGTCAACGTCTAGCTACTATAAAAGTAACCCTAAAGCTAAAGCTAAACGTAATAAACAGCAACGAGCTTATATGCAGACGGAGAAGGGTAAAGAAATCAGAAGGAATGCTGATAGATTGAATATCAAACTTGGTACCAAAGGTAACCACGATGGTCTTGATGCTGCCCATTATAAAGGTAGTAAAACAGAAGGTCGATTACAAAAACCATCAACTAACCGTAAAAGTCGTTTAAAAGCTAAACATGGGAAAACTAAAAAAGGCTAAGAAACAATACCAAGAAGGTGATACTCTTGGATGGAGTCCTCAAAATACTGGTTGGAAAAAAGAAGGAGGTAAATGGGTTCAATATAAGAAAGGTGAAAAGACTGGTAGAGTAAAGCTGCATAGAATTGATACTAATATGTTTTCAGAAAGTGTAGCTAATGCAGGCAGACTTGCTAGATTTAGTGCATTACTTCCTTTCCGTGCTGTTGGTTATCGTCCTAAAGATACAGTTGAAGCCTTTAAACGGGTAAATAAAGCTAGAACTGAAGATGCTAAAAATGAAAAAGCCTATAATAAACTTCAAGAAGCTAAAAATAAAGCAGCGTTAAAAGCTAGAACTACAGTTAATAAGGTTGATAAAGATGGTTTTATTATTGTTCCGAAAGGAGGTTTTCCACTTGATACTAGTGGACCTCAACCTGGAGATAAGTCTCATCTCTACCATAAACCTAAATTAAGTTCTGCAGAAAAAGCTCAGGCTTTAAAAATAGCTGAAAAAGAAGATAGGGAGAATACTAAAAGATGGAGAGAACAAGGCGTTTTAAATAAAGTTGGTTGGGGCAAAAGACTATCTCAAAGTTTTGATTATCCTGATGCCGTGAATGTAAAAGAATCTGAAGAGTATTTTACACCTAAAGCTTTGAAAGAACGCTTAAGAATACATTATGAAGGAGAATAAACTATGCCAAATATACTAGGTGGAGGATTAAAAGCTCTTACTAAAGCAGCAGTTAAAGAAACAGCTCCAACTGTTTTAAAAGAAGCCTTACCAGTTGTCACAAAAACTGCTAAACCACTAATAGAAGAATCTCTTGTTAATAGTGGAAGAGCTTTAGATAATAGTTTAAAAGATGTACCATTTTGGCAGGATACTCATTCTTCAACTAAAAAACTCATACAAAACCAAGTTGATATAAATCCTGATGATGGTCGTCAAATGTATGAGCGTATTCTTGCAGCAGATGGTGGTGATGATGAAGCAATTGGTGCTTTACTTACTAATGATACAGCTAATCATATTAAACCTAAACTAACTGAAATTACAGAAGGTAAGCGAGTTTTACAAGCTGATGTTGATGGTACACCATTACCTGAAACAAGAGATCCATTCGCACCTACAGTTTCAGATGATCTAAATTATTTAGAAAAAGGTGTAGATTATACTGATGAACTTGCTCAATTAGAGAAGAATCAAGCTAAATCAGTATCTGGTATGGAAACAGCACTTGCAAAACCTAAACCAAACTTTAGTGAAGATCTATTAAATAGAAGAACAACTATTGCTCAAATCCCTGGGCAAATTAAAAAATGGTTAAAGAAAGCAGGTCAAAAAGCTAAAGCTGGAATACCTTTTGAAGTAGGGGATCCTGTATATGATGAATTGGGTGAGTTTGTAGGATCTTCAATAAAAGGTATGACTTTCCAAGAGTTACATCATGAACTTATGAAATCAGTATACTCTGCTTATGTTGATACAGCAATGAGACTTGTTGAAGCTGGTAAAGGTACTAAGATGGACGTCATTAACCTAAATCATATGGCAAATTCATATGGCTTTGGTATGGGTGATTTTGGTGTAGAAGCTTATCCTAGATTATCTCATAGTTGGTCTCATAATGAATTAATAAAAGAAGGTGTTCAAAAATCAGGACAAGCATTAAAAGATCAAGTCCAAGATATTACTGATCTTCCAGATATGCAAAAGTTAACTCAAGATTTTAAACGATCTTTAGATGAATTAGCAGTTCCTATGAGAAGAAAGATGGATTTAGGTAAGCGAGCTTATATGCAACTTCCTGAAGCTGATAGGATAAAAGTTATTCAAAGTAGAAAACTAAAAGATTCTTTAAAAGATGATTTAAAAAAAGTGATGATAGGAGAATATCAACAAGCTGGTATTCCAATACCTGAAGGTGATGGTCAAAAAATATTCAAAGCTTTTAAAAAGAAAGGTGGAAAACCAAGTCAAGAAGCTATAGATTTGGATAAAGCTATTGATCTTACAAGAGAAGAAAGTAAAGAATTAAGTGATCGTATGAAAGAATCCATTGGACCTATAGTTAAAGATGATGTAGAACTTGACGTAAAAACTATGGAAAAGTATATAGATGAACAAATAGATTTAGGTAGTGATATAGCACCAAGAGAAGGTGAATTAATGAGAGGATCTTATCGACAATTTAAAGACGCACAAGGTCCAACTTATGCATATAACATAGATAATGTATGAATGATATAGTAACCGCCCTACGAGACGATTTTAAATTGTTCCTACAAGCTCTGTGGGAACAACTAGACTTACCCTCGCCGACACGTGCCCAATATGCAATCGCAGACTATCTTCAGAATGGACCTAAACGTCTCCAGATTCAAGCTTTCCGTGGAGTTGGAAAGAGTTGGATCACAGGAGCCTTCGTCCTCTGGACTCTCTTTAAAGATCCTGAAAAGAAAATAATGATCATATCT